CATCGAAAGCGATGTCCCATTACCAGCCTCCGCGACAGAGGCTATGCCCGACCTGTCTCCAAAAGAAGAGTTGGAGATGCGAGCTAGGACGGTAAAGCTGATTTCTGACTTATCGGGTAAACCCGTAGAACCGGGTACAGAACATAAAGATCAGGCTAGAGATATAGTACAAACCCTAATGGCACATCCAGAAAATGCCGTGAATCTTGCCCAGTATCCCAACGAAACTGTTGCTTATTTGGCTGGAATGGTTGCCCAACACGACGTTATGGTCGTAAAAGAGCTGGCTGACCTCAAGAAATACGTAGTAAATAAGCTAGTTGCTGAGACCGAACACCCAGATGCCAAGATTCGACTAACAGCACTACGTGCTTTAGGTGAAGTTGATGGCGTGGATGCATTCAAGAAGCGTTCCGAGGTCACCCATAAACAACAATCTATGGAAGAAGTCGAAAAAGAGCTGCTCGAGACCCTCGCTAAGTTGGAAAAACGCACGGTTGACGTGGAAGTTATAGAAATAAAGTATGAAAATAACGCCACAACAGATTGAAAAGCTAAAAAGTCTGCTGCCAACGGCATCACCAGACGAAAAACGCAAGATTCTTGAGTTAATCAAGGTCTGGGACAGCGAATCGGTGCAGGTTGTAGGTAAAGATTCAATATTGGAGTTCGCAGAACATGTATATCCGGGTTATAAAGTTGGTCCACATCATCGAAGACTGGCAAAAATTTTTGAGGACATTGCCGCTGGCAAGAAGAAGCGAGTAATTGTCAACATAGCCCCCCGCCACGGTAAGTCTGAACTCATTTCTTACCTTGCACCCGCATGGTTTTTGGGTAAATTCCCCCATAAGAAGGTGATTATGGCCTCCCACACCGCAGATTTAGCGGTGAATTTTGGTCGAAGAGTGCGTAATCTGGTTGGTTCAGACAACTATAAAGACATTTTTCCGCAGGTAGAACTGCAATCTGACTCTAAGTCAGCATCACGATGGGGTACTAACTTTAATGGTGAATACTTTGCTATTGGTGTCGGAGGTGCTCTTGCAGGCCGGGGTGCTGATCTATTTATTATTGATGATCCTCATTCAGAGCAAGATGCTAAAACAGGGAGGGCCGACGTATTTCTTCCTGCTTGGGAGTGGTTCCAGTCTGGTCCTATTCAGCGCCTTATGCCAGGTGGTGCCATTATTATAGTAATGACAAGGTGGTCTAAACTTGACCTAACTGGACAAATACTGAGCCAAATGGAGCGTGAAGAGGACGTAGACCCGTGGGAAGTGGTTGAGTTCCCTGCTATTTTGAACGACAAGCCGTTATGGGGCGATTTCTGGACTATTGAGGAACTGCTGTCCAAAAAGGCTGGTATGGACGTGCGGTATTGGGAAGCCCAGTACATGCAAAACCCTGTATCAGAAGAGGGCGCACTAATAAAGAAGGAGTGGTGGCGCATTTGGGACAAAGAAGACACCCCTAACTGCGAGTTCATCATCATGAGTCTGGATGCGGCGCAAGAAGCCAACAATCGTGCTGACTACAACGCTTTAACTACATGGGGGGTCTTTTTTAACGAGGAGACCAACAACCACAGCATCATCTTGCTCAATGCTATTAAGAAACGTATGGAGTATCCCGACCTCAAAGCTATGGTGCTAGAGGAATACAAGGAGTGGGAGCCAGACGCATTCATGGTTGAGAAGAAGTCGAACGGTTCTGTGCTCTATCAAGAGTTCAGACGCATGGGCATACCTGTTGGGGAGTTCACTCCGGGTAAGGGACAAGACAAGATAGCGCGTGTGAATGCGGTGTCGTCACTGTTTCAAGGTGGGATCGTGTATGCACCAGATCGCAGATGGGCTAAAGAAGTTATTGAGGAATGCAATGACTTCCCGTCCGGTGCTAACGATGACTTGGTGGACTCCACTACCCTTGCGCTGTTAAGATTCAGGAATGGCGGATTCATTAGGCTTGAGAGTGATGAGCCTGAAGATACTGTTTGGTTTAAAGGTCGCCGCGCCAAAGAGCGGTTCTACACTGTCTAAGGATGTATGGAAGAATTTAAGCCATTGCTAGGATTAGATGATGTGCATTCTGTATTTGAAGGCGCACGGGGGTCTTTGTACGCTCACCACAATGCCGGAAAAACTACGGCATATAGAGAGCCATCTGACATGCCGGGCACAGGCAAAAAATTACAAGACCCATCCGCAAGAACCTTGTATGTTCCTAGTGATGGCGCAGAAGATTTAATGCGGACTTTTAAAAACAAAAACATAGCTACTGAACTTGTTCCATCTAAGGATGGAAAACAATTACAGGTCAGGGCCACGGAACCTGGTAAAAACTACTGGACATCTAAAGATTATCCAAATGGATTTAAGGCTGGCGATATTTTGACGTCAGTCCCAGTTAGCGGTAAGCCCGCTGTTGGTATGGCTCCTATAGAACTATTTGGTAGCAACAAAAGTCCAATTGGAAGTAAAGGTAGTGGCGTTCATTTTGGAAGTGAAATAATGAGAGTGTTGCCGTTGGGAGGTAATAGTGGGTACCGTCCCGGCGTAGACAATCTGCAACACAGCCTAAACCCACTAAAACTGGCAAAAGGTGGAATGATAGTCAAGCCATTAATTGGCAACAACAAGTTAATTTAAGGACACGATATGGCAACAGGCATGATGGACAAAGGTTTGTATCAAGCACCTATGGGCATTGATATGATGGAAGAAAATCCTATTGAGATTGAGATCGAAGACCCTGAGTCTGTAAGTATTGCAATGGGTGATATAGAGATTGACCTCAAGCCTAAAAAAGAAACAGCAGATACTTTCGATGCCAATCTTGCCGAGTACATGGACGACGGTGATCTATCTGGACTAGCAAATGATTTAATTGCAGACTTTGATAAAGACATCATGGATCGCAGAGATTGGATCAAGACGTATGTCGACGGTCTGAAGCTGCTGGGTTTGAACTACGAAGAGCGAACAGAACCTTGGCAAGGTGCGTGTGGCGTATTCCACCCGATGCTTACTGAGTCAGTCGTACGTTTCCAATCAGAAGCCATGATGGAGACATTTCCAGCACAAGGTCCTGTTAAGACCCAGATTGTTGGCGCTATTAATAAGTTACGTGAAGAAGCCGCCGAGCGCGTGCGTGACGATATGAACTATCAGCTCACAGATGTGATGACTGAGTACAGACCTGAACACGAGAAGATGCTGTGGTCACTACCGCTGGCAGGTTCAGCGTTTAAAAAAATTTACTTTGACCCCAACAAGGGCCGTCAAGTTGCTGTGTTTATTCCCGCAGAAGACATTGTTGTGCCGTATGGTTCATCCAACATTGAGGACTCTGAACGTGTTACTCACGTCATGCGTAAGACTGAGCAAGAAGTTATACGTTTACAAGAAGCGGGCTTTTATGCAGATGTCGAACTAGGTGAGCCAGGATATGAGCTAGATGATATTGAGAAGCAGAAAGCTGAAGAAACAGGGATGAACGCGACTCAAGATGATCGCTTCCGTATCCTTGAGATGCATGTAAATTTAGACCTCAAAGGGTTTGAGCATACTGATAAAAAGAAACGTGAGACTGGGATTGCGTTGCCATATGTTGTTACTATAGAGAAGGGTACAAGCACCGTTCTTGCTATTAGGAGAAATTGGTATGAAGATGATGAACTCCACACGAAGCGCCAGCATTTTGTGCACTATCAGTACATCCCCGGTTTTGGATTCTACGGATACGGACTTATACATCTCATTGGAGGTTACGCCAAATCAGCAACCATGCTCATCCGTCAATTGGTTGATGCTGGCACTCTCTCAAACCTGCCCGGAGGACTTAAATCACGGGGCCTTCGCATTAAAGGTGATGACACGCCGATTCAGCCCGGAGAATTCAGGGACGTAGATGTCCCTTCCGGAAGTATCCGTGACAACATACTACCACTGCCGTACAAGGAGCCGTCACAAGTATTGATGGCACTGTTCCAGCAGATAGTACAAGAAGGCCGGGCATTCGCTTCATCTGGAGATATGAATGTTTCAGACATGAGCAACGAGGCTCCTGTCGGTACAACACTAGCAATATTAGAGCGCACTCTTAAAGTAGTTACTGCGGTGCAAGCTCGTCTGCACTACACAATGAAACAAGAGTTCAAGCTACTCAAAATTATCATTGCGGATTACACGCCAGAAGAGTATGACTACGAGCCTGAAGATGCTAATCGCAAGGCTAAGAAGTCGGACTATGACTCAACAGACGTCATTCCAGTCAGTGATCCAAACGCTGCGACTATGGCGCAGAAGATTGTTACGTATCAGGCCGTTCTACAGCTAGCACAACAAGCACCACAGTTGTATAACTTGAGTCTGTTGCATCGTCAGATGATTGAAGTATTAGGCGTGAAGAACGCTGACAAGCTTGTCAAAACTGAAGAAGATGCTGAACCAACAGACCCCATACAAGAGAACCAAGACATTCTTATTCACAAGCCTGTCAAGGCGTTCATGGAACAAAACCATGAGGCACACATTAGAGTGCATATGGCTGCAATCCAAGAC